CGTTAGCAATCGTGGCTAAAGAATTAAAGCCATGTATCATCGCAATGAGATCTTCAAATCTTACACCAGCGAGAGAGCTAAACAATCTGATTAAGAATCTTAGATTCACAGATAGTGAAGGTTCTTTTAATCCAGCTGCATACTCAGCGGTTTATAATTTAAAAACTGTTGGAAAAAATGCAGGTAGTAAAAGCTGGCATGTTTACAAACCATCAAGAGTTAGAAATCTTGATGTAAGTCAAACTGATGATGCTGCGATATATGAAGTTGCACAGCAACTTCAAAAGACTGTATCTAAAGGCACAGTTAAGCCGCAGTATGAAGCAGCTAAACAGAAAGTAGACATCGTATAACCGAGTACTTTGATGAGTACACTTGGCTAGTGAGAGGGCGGTGAGGCGAGAGTTTAGCCGCCCTTGATTATTATGAAAGAGTTTGAAAAATATTTTAGTGGATTACAAAGAGATTACGGATTCTGTAATGTAGAAAATGGTTACATTGATCCTGAGTCTGGTAAATTAAAATTTGACCCTGGTGATTACGGTTGGTCTAAACGAAATATAACCACACAAGATTATTTAGATCATCTCACAGGTAAAAGATCCATAGGTATTCAACCTTGTGATGATGAGGCAAAAGCAAGTTTTGGCGCAATAGACGTAGACCCAAAAAATTATAAAGAATTTAAATTAAAAAAATATTTAGACATAATACAAGAAAAAAATTTACCTGTTATTCCAATCGAATCTAAAAGTGGTGGACTACACATATATGTTTTTACTAAAGAAAAAGTGCCAGCTACTTTAATAAGAGAGTTTTTGTCTAACTTATTATTTTTATTTAAACTACCACACAACACAGAGATATATCCTAAACAAACTAAATTAGGGGTAAATCAAAACAATGAAAAAACATCTGGTAGCTTTATCAATCTGCCTTACTACAAAGGCACTGAACGTAAAGCTATCTTACCTAGTGGTGCACGTATGGATCTAGAAAAATTTATAGAAGTGGTTGACCTTAACTTACAAACAGAACAGTCTTTGAAAGAAATAGGAAACAAAAAAATCACTGAAGTTATAACTGGTGGACCAGAAGAGTTTCATGATGGCCCACCTTGTTTACAAATGATATGCAAAGAGATTCAGGCATCAGGGACCAGATTAAAAGATGAAAGAGATAGATTTTTATATAACTACATGGTGTTTGCTAAAAAGAAATATCCAGACGATTGGGATAAAAAGGTTTTAGAAGCTGCAAGAAATTATATTGTGTATGACACAGTCTGGGGTGATGAGAAGGTAAAAGATAAAATTAAATATTGGAAAAATGAAACTAAAGGTTTTAAGTGTAGTGATCTACCTATTTCTTCTTATTGTGCAAAAGGAACTTGTTTGAAAAGAAAATTTGGTATTGGTAGTCATAGAAGCACAACATGGCCACAAGTATCTGGATTGATTAAGATGGATTATAAACCTGATCCAGAATTTTTTATAAACATAGATTTAGCTGATGGTAAGGTCGTGCAAATACATGCGAAGCATATTAAAAAAATAGCAGAGATGAAAGAGATGCGTGCACTAATAGCAGAACAGACACCTATCTTCCCACCGATACTAAAACAAAATGAGTATCAAGTTATATTAGATACACTTTGGGCAAACATGGAAACAATAAAACCACCTGCTGGAACTAATCCAATTGATATGTTGAAAAAAGAATTAGTAGAGTTTGTTAACGGCCCTCAGGCCACCACCTTTGCAGCTTTTCAAACAGGTGCTGTGTTAGCCGATGATGATTACTATTTTTTTATTTATGATAAATTTTATGATGAACTTAAACGTGGGGACTGGACCAAAGAAAGAGCAAGAACAGCGACCATGATAAAACAATATTTTAACGGTGAATTTAATTATCAAAAAAGATTTCCACAAGGAGATGCAGATAAACCTTTTTCTCCGTTAAGATGTCTAAGACTTTCAAAAGAAGGCTTACAAAAAGAAGAAGTGCAGGAAGAAAAAATACAACTAGAAGATAAGGAGAATATAGTATGAGTAAACCTAAACAACCACCTCAGGTTTGTATATCAATGCCAACATATGACATGATGCAAGTGTCAACTTGTTTATCACTAATTAAGTTAATGGATAGATTTACAATGGCTAAGATAAAAGCAACAGTTCAAACATTTAAAAGTCCCTACGTAGGTTATGGCAGAAACGTATTGACTGCGATGTTTTTAGAAACAGGTATGGACTATCAATTGTTTGTAGATTCAGACATGGAGTTTGAACCAGACATCATAGGCAGAATGATTATAGCTCAAAAAGATGCAATATGTGTGCCATACAGAAAGAAAACTCAAGACAATGCAGTAAGATTTTCTGTGGCTTTTGAAAATTTTAACAGTATAGATATTGATGAAAAAGGATTAACAAAATTAAAAGTAGGGCCAGCTGGTTTGACTTTGATACACAGAAGAGTCTATGAAAAATTAATGAAAGATCACCCGGATTTAAAAATTACACAAAAAGAAATAATATCTGAGGCAGCAAATAATTATTTTTATAATTTTTGGGATACTACTTTTGACAAAAACGGAAAGTGGTGGGGAGAAGATACAAACTTTTGTAACATGATTAGAAAAGCTGGTTTTGATTTTTATGGTATAGTTGATGGAGAAACCACGCATCATGGAACTTATGGATGGAAAGGAAAATTAATAGATACGTTTCAAAAAGCCGATGAAAAAAAGCATTAAAATATACGGACCACCTGGCACAGGTAAAACTTTTCGTTTAATTAGAAGAGTTAAAGCTTACGTTAGGACTGGCACACCATTGCATAAGATAGGATACTTTGCATTTACAAAAAAAGCAGCTGCAGAGGCAAGAAAAAGAATAGGGGTGTCTGATAAAGAAGTGCCATATTTTCAAACACTACATGCTTTTTGTTATCATCTTTTAGGATTAAAAGAGGAAGATATAATACAACCATATCATTACGAAGATTTAGGTAAAAAATTAAATATACGAGTTTCTTTTACGGATAAATATAATGAAGAGGAGTCTCATTTTTTAACTTGTAATAACCCATACTTTCAAATGATACAAAAAGCTATTAACAAAGACATACCTGTAAGAGAAGAATTTAATTTAAATGAACACGACAGAAGAGAAGTAAACTGGGACACTCTCAATCACATATCAATAAATTTAGAGTCGTACAAAAAAAATAACCAGATTATTGATTTTAATGACATGATTAAAATGGTTTTAGAATCAAATAAAATACCAAAATTTAAAGCTATATTTATAGACGAAGCACAAGATTTATCACCACTACAATGGAAACTTTATGATAAATTAAAAGAAAATGCTGAGCATGTGTACCTAGCTGGTGATGATGATCAGGCTATATTTGCTTGGGCAGGTGCAGATGTAAATAGATTTATAAATGAACCTGCAAAAGAAAGAGTTTTAAGATATTCTAGAAGAGTATCTCAAGCAGTTCAAATGCAATCAAACTTCCCTATATCAAAAATAATGGGTCTAAGAAAAGGTAAAGAATACTTACCTAGAAAACATTTAGGTATTTCTTATTACATTACAGACTTTAATCATGTTGATTTAAAAAAGGGTAAGTGGTTAATACTCACCAGAACTAAAAGTAATTTACTACAGATAATGAAAGATTTAAAAAAGAAAAATTTATATTATCAAACTAACAAAGGTAAAAGCTACAAAGTAAGTTTATATAAAGCTGCAGAGGCTTACACTAAATGGTGTAGAGAGGGCGCTCTCGATGACAAAGAAATAGCTGAGGTTAGAGATTTTATACCAAATGGCAGTTGGGATGCAAACGTCCCTTGGTATGATAAGTTTTCTGAAGATCAAAAAGAAATTTTATATTTAAGAAATTTAATAGCGTCTGAAGAAAAACTAAATGAACCTGCGAGAATATGGTTATCAACTATTCATGCAGCCAAAGGTGGTGAAGAAGACAATGTAATTTTATCCTTGCATCAAGGATCTAAAGTTCAAAAGGGTATTAGTTTAAGTGTTGACAAACAGGATGAAGAGCATAGAGTGTGGTACGTAGGTATCACGAGAGCGAGAAATAATTTATACAAATTAAAAAGCAAGAAAAAAATAAAGGAATATCAATTATGACACACAAAGAAGATTTTGAAAAATTGTTTCCACAACAAAAAGGACCTAAACATTATAAAAGTTATAAGATTCAACCTTATGAATTTATTTCAAAAAATGGTCTTTCATTTTTTCAAGGTTGTGTTGTGAAATATGCTTGTAGATATTTGATGAAAGATAGAATAAAAGATTTAGAAAAAATTATTCACTATTGTGAATTAGAAATTAAAAAATTGAAAGATGAAAAAAAATAAAATACTAGAGTTGCATGCAGAATGGTTGTGGAGCAACGGATATAAAAAAGAATCAATTGATTGTGCAGCCCAATCTACAAATGACAACAGAGAAATAATCGGAGGATTTAAAACAAAATGCTACTACCTCAAACAGAATGGATACAACCAACAGAATATCCAGACCTCAGATCGTACGACGAGATAGCTGTAGACTTGGAAACAAAAGATCCTGACTTAAAATCAAAAGGATCTGGAGCTGTCACAGGTAACGGAGACGTTGTGGGCATAGCTGTAGCCACATACAACAACACCTGGTATTTTCCTATTGGTCACAAAGAAGGTCCTAACATGGATCGTAAAAAAACTTTAGAATGGTTTAAGGATATTTTAGAATGTCCGGCTACCAAAATATTTCACAATGCAATGTATGACGTTTCTTGGATACGTAATTTAGGTTTAAAAATCAATGGTTTAGTGGTTGACACAATGATTGCATCATCTTTATTAGATGAAAATAGATTTTCATATACCTTAAATACTTTGTCTTGGCATTTTTTAAAAGAAGGTAAGAATGAAAAATTATTATTAGATGCAGCCAAGTCAAGAGGACTAGATGCAAAAGCAGACATGTGGCAGTTGCCAGCACAAGAAGTAGGATCTTATGCAGAAAAAGATGCAGAGTTAACTTTTAAACTTTGGCAACACGTA